AAGAGTTTTTCCATTGTCCGACTCTATCAATTCGAACAACATGTTCGACTTACGTTATCAACTCCGTTTGAATGAGTTGTATGACTTCACATCTGCATCATATGTAAACTATACACTCACAATGCAGCACCTACGTTCACTGGAGTTGTTGTTCACAGGTGAAGTGCCTATTAGATTTCAGCGCCACATGCATAAACTTTATTGTGATTGGGGTTGGGGTACAGCAGTCAACGCAGGTTCAGTTGTTATTGCAGAATGTTATGCAATGATTGATTCTGCTCAATACGCATCAGTATGGAATGATCGTTGGCTCAAAGAATATGCCACAGCACTCATCAAGAAAAATTGGGGTTCCAATCTTAAAAAGTTTGCTGGTGTTCAACTTCCCGGTGGTGTTATGTTAAACGGCCAAACAATTTTTGATGAGGCTACAGAAGAAATCAAGGCACTTGAACTTGAGATGCAATCCAAATATGAACTACCGATAGATTTCTATCTGAACTAATGCACAAACACCATATAATACCAAAACATGCGGGTGGTTCGGATGATACATCCAATCTAATTCTTCTGACAGTAGAAGAACACGCAGAAGCACATCGTTTGTTATTTGAACAATATGGCCGTTGGCAAGACCAAGTTGCATGGAAAGCATTATCTGGCATGATAGGTAAAGAAGAAATCATATATGAAATTCATAAGAAAATGAATTTAGGTAGATTCCCTTCGGCTGAAGTACGTGAAAAAATGGCCAAGGCCAAAAGAGGTAGAAAAATTCCAGCCGAACATGCTGAGGCATTACATAATGGTAGAAAAAATTCAAAAAATAGTAAAGAACATAATGAAGCAATTTTAAAAGCAAAACTTGGTGTCGCATTAACCACAGAACATAAAAATAAAATATCAAAAAGAAGAAAAGAAAATCCTGATGTAAAATTTCTTGCAAGTAAAGCAGGTAAAATAAGTTCCGATAAATATAAATCTGATCCAGAAAGACAAAAAGCACATTCCGAGAGAATGAAACTTTGGTGGAAACAGAGAAAAGAAGAAAGAGTAGGAACCTAAAATTGCGACCAATTTGTATTTTAACAATTTCGGAAGTAATCCAGAGCAAAGGCTTATGGAAGACTTGATGATTGAAACAATTAAAATAAACGGCGTGGACGTATATTACATTCCAAACATCAACGAGTCTGCTAGAGACTTGATATATGGTGAAGACCCATTGAAGAAATTTACTGCCGCATATCCACTAGAACTCTACATCACAAACGTAGATGGTTATGAAGGTGAAAGAGAATTTTTTTCTAAATTTGGTTTGGAAATTCGGAACAACATGTCCGTGATTGTTTCTAAGCGTTCTTTTGCCCGTTGGGTTCCACAAACATATGTAAGGCCAAGAGAAGGTGATTTGATTTACATTCCTTTCTTTTCACAAACTGGTGAAATGTATGAGATTAAATACGTAAATTACTCAGAGGCTTTCTATGTGTTGGGTAACAAATATCCATATTTTTATAAATTAGAACTTGAGAAATTTAAATATTCACAAGAAACAATTGATGTGGGTGTTCCAGACATTGACGACCTTGTTAATTTGGATGCATACAATTTAACATTGAATGTATCAGCCAACGTAAATTCAAACAACTTTATTGTGGGTGAAAGAGTTCAAGCTAATAGTTCCGCAAATAATGTTGGAACGGTTGTATACTGGAATAGACCTGATGGTGTACTAAAAATTACAGACTTGCTTGGAACATTTGGAAACAATGCAATAATTACCGGTGCCAACTCTGGTGCAACATTTAGTGTCAATGTTATACCAGACGAACTTGAAGACCCTCAATTACGGGAAATGTATGATAATCGTCAAATTCAAACAGAAGCTGATGATATAGTAGATTTGTCTGAATCCAATCCGTTTGGTACACCAACATGAGTTACGCATATCATAGAATAATTAGAAAAGTTGTCATAGCATTTGGCAATCTTTTCAATCAAATCAAACTATCTCGTTACGATGAGAGTGGTGTTGAGCAAGAGCATTTCTTAGTTCCAATATTGTACGGTGGAAAAGAAAAATATGTTTCACGTTTAGAAGGTGACCCATCACTGGATAAAAAAGTACAAATAACTCTACCAATCATGTCGTTTGAAATGACAGGTATGAATTATGATGCGTCACGCAAACTCAATACAAACAAAAAAATCACTTCACACAGTGGTGACACAGATGCAAATTTAGCAGTTTACAATCCAGTACCTTTTGATTTTGATTTCACTCTTATAGCATATGTACGAAACATCGAAGACGGTGCTCAGTTGATGGAAAAAATTCTTCCATACTTTACACCAGATTATACTGTGAGTGTGAATTTGGTACCTGAAATGGGTATAGTGAAACAGTTACCAATAATTTTAAAGAGTGTATCGAATGAAGTAGACTATGAAGGTGACTACAATTCAAAAGTAAGAAGTGTGATATGGACTTTGACCTTCACTGTCAAAGGTTATTTGTATGGAGCAATATCAGAACCAAAAATCATTAAAACTTCTATAACAAATTTTATCGATGATAATACTATGTTGCACAACACAACGGTGTCAAACATGAGTGCTGGCGGTTTAGGAGATTACCAAACTGACGAAGTAGTTTATCAAGGGTATTCTTATGAAACATCGACCGCTACAGCAAAAGTACATTCTTGGTATAACGCATCAAGAAAACTTGAACTAAAAAATTTAAATGGTCATTTTGTAACGGGCGCACCCATTAAAGGACTGGTAACAAATGCATCTTGGACGCCAACATCTTTTGGAAATATGCCATGAAAATAGTTACAATTCAAGTTCAACCTAATCCATTTGATGTTATATTACCTAATAATTATACATACTCAATAAAGACTTTGGAATATCCAGAAAATATTTTGTATGAAGCAATCATAACAGATTTGGGTGAAGATATAATAACAGAAGATGGACAAGATATTGTCATTCAATTAGGATAAAAAATGTCAAAAAAAATTTCACAATTAACAAATCTAAATGATATTTCCAGTGTACCTGGAAACATTTTAATTCCAGTTTCAAATACAGTTTCAACAACCACAAACAGCGTCAAGGTTGATACACTTAGAAACTATATTACGATCCACGCAAACTCTGCTTATGCAGCTTCAAATTCTGTAAATACTTATGCTCAAGCAGCTTTTAATAAAGCAAATAATGCATTGGCAAATACAACAGGAACGCTTTCAGGTTCTTTGACTGTAACAGGAAACATCGTTACACCAAACGTCACTATGTCTAGTACAGGTATTGGTTATAGACAAGGTTCAGGTGGATATGTTGTGCAAACAACATCAAGAACAAATGATGTAACGTTAAATGCCGTAACAGGAAGAATTAGTTTATATAATGTAATTGTCCCTGCTGAATATTCGGATACATTTTTGTTTTATAATAGCTACATAACATCGAACGATTTGTTATACATAGCGCACGTGGCTAATGGAACTATGTCATTATATGATATTACCGCAACACCACAAAATGGATATGCGGTCATCACCGTTCGTAATAACTCAAATGATCCTTCACCACCTGAAGACCCTTTATTAGGATTTATGGTATTTAAAGCCGCCATAGCATAAAAATGTCAAAATTTGAAAATAGTATGAGTGAAATTTTTGATGTGACTCCGAAGGTGAGTGAAAAGCCGGAGATATTACCTGCAAAAATTGAATCAGCCGTCACCAAAAATTTAGATACCGATCTTGATAATGATTACCAAGAATCAAGACAAACACTTAAAGATTTGGTAACAAAAGGTAATCAAGCTATTGACCACCTTCTTGCAATTGCATCTGAGACTGAACACCCACGTGCATTTGAAGTTGTTGCTACACTCATTAAGAATACAGCAGAAGCTAATGAAAAGCTAATGTCGATGCAGAAATCAATCAGAGAACTCAAGAACATTAAGAAAAATGATACGGGTGTGAGTGTAGATAAAGCAATTTTTATTGGTTCAACCTCAGAACTTTCAAAGTTATTGAAAAATAGAAATGACTCTCAACAGTAAAACGTCATATCGGGACAACCCGTTACTTAAAAAAGTTGGCGTAGATCATCCATTCACAAAAGAAGAAGTCGATGAATATATAAAATGTTCACGAGATCCGGTATATTTTGCAATGGAATATATTAAGATTGTTAACGTTGATGAAGGTTTGATACCTTTTAAGATGTGGGACTTTCAAAAGGAAATGATACGGACATACCATGAGAATCGTTTTTCAATCACTAAGTGTCCCCGTCAGGTCGGTAAAACCACAACATCAGTTGCATATCTTTTGTGGCTTACACTCTTTACAGACTCACAGAACATTGCCGTTCTAGCCAACAAAGGTTCATTGGCTCGTGATATTTTATCCAAATACCAGCTTGCATATGAAAACCTTCCTATATGGTTGCAACAAGGTGTTGTCACCTGGAACAAAGGTAACGTTGAATTAGAAAACGGTTCTAAGATCATTGCGGCATCCACATCAAGCTCTGCTGTACGTGGAGGTTCTTTCAACGTAGTATTCTTGGACGAATTTGCTTTCGTTCCAGCTAACATTGCCAATGAGTTCTTTAATTCTGTTTACCCAGTTATCTCGTCCGGTAAGACAACAAAGATTATTATTGTGTCTACACCTAACGGCATGAATCTATTCTACAAACTCTGGATGGATGCTATTGGTAAAAAGAATGGTTACAAAACATTCGAAATTCATTGGTCTATGGTCCCTGGTCGTGATGAAACCTGGAAAGAAGAAACTATCAAGAACACTTCTGAAGAACAGTTCCGTCAAGAGTTTGAATGCGAGTTTCTTGGCTCAACCAATACACTTATTTCTGGTTCCAAACTTGCTCAGTTGGTTTATAAAGAACCAATTGCCAAACATGAGATGCTGGATATTTTTGAATACCCAGTTAAGGGTGATGAAGAACGCACAGCCGAACACATTTATGCAATCACTGTTGATCCGGCAGAAGGTAGAAATCTAGACGCATCCAGCTTTAGCGTGTTCGATGTATCATCTGTACCATATAAACAAGTTGCAAGGTACAATTCAACATCAATTTCACCGGTGTTATTTCCAACGGTCATTTACAACACAGCAAAACTATTCAATGATGCTTACGTTTTGATTGAAATAAATAACACACCGCAGATTGCAGACACTTTACACCAAGACCTGGAATACGAAAACGTAGTAAAAATCGAGACTGGAAACAAAAAAGCACAAGCAATGGGCACAGGTTTCGGGCGTGGCATACAGCTTGGATTGAAAATGTCAGCCCAAGTTAAGAGGATTGGATGTTCAAACCTCAAAACTTTGATCGAAAATGATAAATTGATTATTAATGATTTTGATACCATTTCACAGTTAACAACGTTTGTGTCGAGTCACAACAGTTTTAAAGCGGAAGATGGTTCAAATGATGATATCGTGATGACACTCGTTATGTTTGCATGGATGACAACACAACAATACTTTAAAGAAATTGTCAACCATGATTTGAGAAAACAGATGCAGTTGGAAATGCTGAATCAATCAGACGAAGAAATGCCATCTTTTGGTATCTTTGATGATGGTACTGATAAAAATTACATCGTAGAGGGTGGTGATGTTTGGTTAACAAGCGAAGACGAACGTGGCGGACCCACACCGTTTTTCTTGAACTAACTATAAAACCATCGTTTCATAAATATAATATAGGTTATTACTGCCAAATAGCAATATAAAACAAGGAGAGTAAAATGGCATTTCAGATTTCTCCAGGCGTAAACGTATCAGAGGTCGACTTAACAACAGTTGTTCCTTCGGTATCTACTACAGCCGGTGCATTCGCTGGACCATTCCAATGGGGACCAGTAGGAAAAAGAACACTCGTATCGAGCGAAACAGATTTAGTTAACAAGTTTGGGAAACCTGACGGCAATACTGCAACTTCATTCTTTTCTGCGGCTAACTTTTTAGCTTACGGAAATAATCTTCAAGTTGTACGTGCAGCTAATACTTTATCCAAAAATGCGGGTGCAAACAATACGGTTCAAACTATTAATAATGTTGATGTATATGATACAACATATATCACTGATACACTAGGACAATCATTTGTTGCACGTTATCCAGGTGCAGAAGGAAACTCTTTAAAAGTTTCTGTTTGGGATTCTAACACAGCAAATGCGGCTGCTGGTGGATCAACTTTTACTTCTTGGACATATAAATCATATTTCCCAGCAGCACCATCCACTTCTTCTTATGTTTCCGCTTCTGGTGGTGCAAACGATCAAATTCACTTGGTTGTTATTGATGAAGATGGTTTGTTCAGTCAAGGTGCAAAGGGCACTGTATTAGAAGTATTCCCATATTTGTCAAAAGCATCTGATGCTGTTAATGATGACGGATCAACTTCTTATTACAGAACAGTTTTACGTGACCAATCAAAATATGTTTATGCATTAGGTCCAGTTGACAATGCAAACACTTCTGATACATGGGGTCAAACAGCAAATACACAGTTCTCCGGTTGCTACATGGCAGGAAGCAATACTGGTTCAACAGTATCTCTTGCTTCCGGTTCAGATTTGGCATTAACAGGAGCAAACTATACAACTGCTTATGGTGAGTTTACCAATCCAGACGTTGTTGATATTTCTTTAATTGTTACTGGTGACGCTGGCGGTGCAACAAATTATACCACAGTACAACAATATACAATTGATTCTATTGCTTCTGTGCGTAAAGATTGTGTAACATTCTTGTCTCCTCCACAATCTGGTATTGTTGGTGGTGCAACTCCTGAAACTTCTGTCACTTCTTGGGTTACAACATTGGCACGTGCATCAACATATGCAATTGCAGATTCTGGTTGGAAATATCAATTCGACAAGTATAACAACGTATATCGTTGGATACCATTGAACGGTGATATCGCTGGTCTATGTGTCCGTACAGATGAAACACGTGATCCTTGGTTCTCTCCAGCAGGTGTAAACCGTGGTGCAATTAAGAACGTAGTTAAGTTGGCATGGAATCCAACACAAGCACAACGTGATACCATTTATTCAGTTGGTGTCAATCCAGTTGTTTCATTCCCAGGTCAAGGAACCATATTATATGGCGACAAAACTCTGGTGACACAACCTTCTGCATTCAATAGAATCAACGTTCGTAGATTGTTTATTGTACTTGAAAAAGCTATTGCAACAGCATCTAAGTATGCATTGTTTGAATTGAACGATGAGTTTACTCGTGCTCAATTCATTGCTTTAGTTGAGCCATTCTTACGTGATGTTAAAGGTCGCCGTGGTATCTATGACTATCGTGTTGTTTGCGATACAACAAATAACACACCAGAAGTTATTGATTCCAACAAATTTGTCGGAGACATTTACATCAAACCAGCACGTTCAGTTAATTACATTCAATTGAACTTTGTTGCTGTACGTACTGGTGTAAGTTTCAGTGAAATTGTTGGTGGCATATAATAAATAATAAGAAATAGGAGAGAAAACAATGGCTTTCAACGTAACAGAGTTTCGTGCAAATCTCGTAGGAGATGGTGCCCGTCCCAACCTGTTCCAAGTCACAATGACTTTTCCAACCTTTGCTAACGACCCAGTAAATTCTGGACAAGCACTAACATTCCTTTGCAAGACAGCACAATTGCCAGGTTCAACTGTTGGTACTGTTCCACTTTATTACTTTGGTCGTGAAT